TCTGCTTATCTTCGATTCATGACAGCCAATCATCTTTGCCAGACCGCGCTGGGTAAGCGTTGACAGGTTGATGAGTAAATCAGTTTCAGCGCGATCAATTTCTCGCTGTGATAGTTTGCTGTAACTTGTTTGTTCCATTTCTTAAGATTTCCAATAGTGAATAGCTAGTTGAAAGGTATGCGTGGAAACGCATATGGCCTTAGTTGGTCAGATATATTGGGACTCGCTTTGTCAGCGACGTAGGACGAATGTCCATTGTGAAAAGAGCGGTGTTACTTATGCAGCCGATGCTCTACGCGATACGAACACTAGGTTTTCCTTTTTCACAGGTTTATAACCCGTGAAATTACGAGTAGCTTCTTCGATTGCATTCGCTTTATCAGGGGAAGCTCTTCGAAATCCATATGCAATCTGGTCAAGATAGCCAACTGAAGTTTTCGCTAATGCGGCGAGTCGCTTCCATTCCTCACTAGAAGCCTCTTTTCGCCAGCGTAGTAGTTCATTACTCATTAGTGCCTCCGTTTATCACACAGAACAACTTTACCATTTTGATAAATAATCCGCAATGTAAATTTATCATATTGCGTATTTATCCATTTGCTAAATAGAGGGAAAATTGTGAGATGGAAAACAAAGATATTCGCAAATCGAATCTGGCGTTTTTGCTAGATGAGCATAAAAAAATCGCGGGTAACACTAATGCAAGCTTTGCCGATAAGCTTGGGGTTAGCCCTTCTCAACTCACGCAAGTCTCCGGTGAAAAAAGCACTCGAAACATAGGGGATAAACTAGCAAGAAAATTTGAAGCCGCGCTTGGGTTACCTAATGGGTGGCTTGATTTGGTACATGATGTAACACCAATTGCATCATGCTCAGATTCTTTAACTTTTGTCGGTCAGGTAAGAAAAGGGTTAGTGCGCGTGGTTGGTGAGGCAATTCTTGGTGTTGATGGTGCCATCGAGATGACCGAAGAGCGCGATGGGTGGCTCAAAATTTATAGCGATGATCCAGATGCCTTTGGTCTTCGTGTGAAAGGAGACAGCATGTGGCCCAGAATAAAATCAGGAGAATATGTACTCATTGAGCCTAACACCAAAGTATTCCCGGGTGATGAGGTGTTTGTCAGAACCGTTGAAGGACACAACATGATTAAGGTTCTTGGCTATGACAGAGATGGAGAATACCAATTTACAAGCATTAACCAGGATCACAGGCCTATAACGTTGCCTTATCATCAAGTAGCAAAGGTGGAGTATGTAGCTGGTATTCTGAAGCAATCTCGCCATCTGGATGACATCGAGGCAAGGGAGTGGCTGAAAAGTTCGTGACTTCATCGTCACATAGCTGGTAACCAGTGGCCAGAAGAAACGTTTGGGTGAGGAGGATAGATGGCGTTCACTGACCTTGAATATCAAGCGGTCAAAAAAGAAGTTCACCAATTCATTGAAAGCATAAGGCCGCCTGAACATATCCGCAATGAACTGGATATTGTTTATAGCATCAATGACCAAACGATAGATATCGGCGAACAGCGCCCCGTGTGGCAGGGCAACCCAGGTGAAACAAACATCCTGCCATCAGCAAGAATCAAGTACATACGTTCTCTGGATAGATGGAAAATCTATTGGATGCGGAAGGATATGAAATGGCATCAGTACAGTACTGAACTTTCGCTGACTGATGCGCTTGAGCTTGTGCGTGCTGACCCGGATTGCTGCTTCTTCGGATGAGTGAAGAGACGTTTGGATGATGGATGATCGCAGAGATGCTCGTAGAGCATACAGCGATGCAGGAGAATTTATGGCACTTAATTTAGAAAGAATATCTTTTATAACCCCATTTGATAGCAGCGAAGAACCCAACCAACCGACGCTTAATTTTACATGCAATGAATTTCCTGCGCGGCTATCAATTGATTTCAGGGTTGGTATGATCGGGTTGAAACCAAATTCAAGATATAATTTGGGTATTATGGTAATCCCCGCGCACCTAATTATAAAAAAAGGTGAGGAAATTCAATTCCCTGACGGCTCTTCGGAATCAGTTTCACTTTTCATCGATACGAAAGATAGCCATTTTGAAACAGGGGTTGGCGGACAGGTAATAGTAACATTGAAAGAAATTAGGGTCCCAGCTAAAGGGCTGTATAGTGTTATAGGGATATTGCAAGATAATGAAGACCCTAAAAATGAACTTCATAAAAATGAATCATTTTTCACCGTAGAGCTATTATGAGTGACGACAGTAATTTAAATAATCATGGAAAGCAAGACACCAACATATCTGAAAGCCGGAGGTTGAAGGTTGTTGGCGGTTCCGATTTTGAGGCTGAATTTGATAATTCTCCCACCAAGGTGCAAAATAATTACATAAAACCGCCACAAACGGAGGAAGAAGTGGGAACGATCAGCAGAGAGGAACTTGATGCTCGCTTAGCTGCTAATAAAGCAGAGATGGAGTCTATTGCTTCTTCCATTAGGGCTGACATGGCTCTATCTCGTGAAAGCGTTAATGTCCAATTTGCATCACTTAATGCAGCCATAAGCTCTCTATCGTCCAAGATCGATGGAAAGATGGATAGCGCTGCTGGCGATATAAAAGCAATTAATGGGAGATTCGAAGGAATTCAAGGACAAATAACAGGGGTTAATACCGCAATTAGTGGTGTTCAGTCGGGTATTTCTATACGATTAGCCATTTTTAGTGTCATTATCGCTGTAATAGTTGCGATTCCCGGGCTGGTATCAGCTTTAAAGTCAGACCACGTACCTTTGCAACAGCCTTCCACTTTGCAAGCGCCGCCACAAAATACCCAGCCAACAGACAACAAAAAAATCACTCCCCAGCATTAACGCATTAACCCGGCCTCAGCGCCGGGTTTTCTTTGCCTCACGATCCCCACACCTAAAAACACATAACCAATTGTATTTGTTGAAAAATAAATAGATACAACTTGCTAAACAACGCAATCCAGATCTCCCTCAAATCTCTTTATTTATCCTGTCGAATTCCTACAACAAAATAAAACACCATAAGAATCAATACGATATTTGAAAACCAAGAGAATTTATCATTTTGCTATTGCCATTAATTTATCATTCCGATAAAGTTCACCCATCAGCAGGACGCACTACTCACCAGGGCGGTGAATATACAACGATTCGAATATGAATCTACGGCGCTGACAAAGCGCAATAACCAAAGTGAACTTTGGGGTGTGGTGAAGGGTTCATGGACGGGAATATGTCGCACGTAAAGCGGCGAGGCCTGCGGGACTATTGCCGAATTGAAGTAGGCCGAAACAGGTCGAAATGGGTCTCCCACCTACCACACCACCAAAGTTCATCAGGAGGTCTATATGACACGCAGAACTCAGTTCAAAGGCAATTCACGTTCTCGTCGTCGTGAGCGTTTAAAGGTAAAGGCATTAGCTAACGGCGTACTGGCCCGCGAAGAAGCAATAAGTTCAGAAGTATTACACCGCCCTACTCTAAGCAGAGCGCAGATTCAGGCTAAAGGTACTCACGAAACGCCTGAGCGCATAGAAGACGCTAAGCCAATTAAGTTCATGGCACAGGACGTGATCTGGCAACAGAAAGAATACAGACGCAATCTGGAGCGAGCGGCCATTGTGTACGCGAATGAGTTTGGACATAAGCAACCAGAAACTGGTGTATGTCTTCCAAACGTAGCTCTTTACGCGGCAGGCTACCGGAAATCAAAACAACTGACAGCAAGATGACTTGTGTTGGTCGCCAGAAAATGAAATTAGGCAGCAAACCACTTATTTGAGAGGAATTAATATGTCATCAATCCGCTTAACTACGAGAATGAAAGAGGAAATCGCTCGTAACGCTTTAATTAAGTCCGGGGTGTTCACTGAACTTGAAGAAGTAACAAAGTTAAAGAACCAGCTTGCACTTGACGCCAGAGTTATTGCGTTTGGCGGTAAAAAGAAAACTGAGGAAGTGGATCAGCTATCATCCAAGTTGGTAGCTATAAGTGAAGAACTTGGAAAGATGGGATGTTCATTTTACTCATACGATGTTAGTTCTACTTCAATTTATCTGACTGTATCTGGCAGAAGGGTTGGATGGCATTCATATGGGAAAGACGGCAACGGCAAAGATATATTGCTCCCTACTCCGATCAAAGATAAATGCATGTTTGACGCAGAACACGAAATAACAAAAAGGTTTGATGAAATCTGCGCATTGCAACAAAAACTTGAAGCCAAGAAAAAGGATATCGAATCAAATGTATGGGCTGCTTTGAACTCAGTCACAACAGTTAAGCGACTTATTGAAGTTTGGCCTGAAAGCAAAGAATTGCTACCAAAAGAAGCAGATAAAGCAAGTACAGCACTTCCTGCTTTACGGGTAGAAGATTTGAATAAGATGATTGGACTTCCTTCCGAGGCCGCATAGTCGGCCTTTATTTTTGGCATAAACAACAGAATAAATACTGCACTGTGTATTCATTCCAACGAGTGAATACACGGAGCAATGTCGCTCGTAACTAAACAGGAGCCGACTTGTTCTGATTATTGGAAATCTTCTTTGCCCTCCAGTGTGAGGGCCTTTTTATATGCATACCAATAACGCTTCACTCGAGGCGTTTTTCGTTATGTATAAATAAGGAGCACACCATGCAATATGCCATTGCAGGGTGGCCTGTTGCTGGCTGCCCTTCCGAATCTTTACTTGAACGAATCACCCGTAAATTACGTGACGGATGGAAACGCCTTATCGACATACTTAATCAGCCAGGAGTCCCAAAGAATGGATCAAACACTTATGGCTATCCAGACTAAATTCACTATCGCCACTTTTATTGGCGATGAAAAGATGTTTCGTGAAGCCGTCGACGCTTATAAAAAATGGATATTAATACTGAAACTGAGATCAAGCAAAAGCATTCACTAACCCCTTTCCTGTTTTCCTAATCAGCCCGGCATTTCGCGGGCGATATTTTCACAGCTATTTCAGGAGTTCGGCCATGAACGCTTATTACATTCAGGATCGTCTTGAGGCTCAGAGCTGGGCGCGTCACTACCAGCAGATAGCCCGTGAAGAGAAAGAGGCAGAACTGGCAGACGACATGGAAAAAGGCCTGCCCCAGCACCTGTTTGAATCGCTATGCATCGGTCATTTGCAACGCCACGGGGCCAGCAAAAAAGCCATTACCCGTGCGTTTGATGACGATGTTGAGTTTCAGGAGCGCATGGCAGAACACATCCGGTACATGGTTGAAACCATTGCTCACCATCAGGTTGATATTGATTCAGAGGTATAAAACGGATGAGTACAGCACTCGCAACGCTGGCAGGGAAGCTGGCTGAACGTGTCGGCATGGATTCTGTCGACCCACAGGAACTGATCACCACTCTTCGCCAGACGGCATTTAAAGGCGATGCCAGCGATGCGCAGTTCATCGCATTGTTGATCGTCGCCAACCAGTACGGCCTTAATCCGTGGATGAAAGAAATTTACGCCTTCCCTGATAAGCAGAACGGCATCGTTCCGGTGGTGGGCGTTGATGGCTGGTCCCGCATCATCAATGAAAACCAGCATTTTGATGGCATGGACTTTGAGCAGGACAATGAATCCTGTACATGCCGGATTTACCGCAAGGACCGTAATCATCCGATCTGCGTTACCGAATGGATGGATGAATGCCGCCGCGAACCATTCAAAACCCGCGAAGGCAGAGAAATCACGGGGCCGTGGCAGTCGCATCCTAAACGGATGTTACGGCATAAAGCTATGATTCAGTGTGCCCGTCTGGCCTTCGGATTTGCTGGTATCTATGACAAGGATGAAGCCGAGCGCATTGTCGAAAATACTGCATACACTGCAGAACGCCAGCCGGAACGCGACATCACTCCGGTTAACGATGAAACCATGCAGGAGATTAACACTCTGCTAATCGCCCTGGATAAAACATGGGATGACGACTTATTGCCGCTCTGTTCCCAGATATTTCGCCGCGACATTCGCGCATCGTCAGAACTGACACAGGCCGAAGCAGTGAAAGCTCTTGGATTCCTGAAACAGAAAGCCACTGAGCAGAAGGTGGCAGCATGACACCGGACATTATCCTGCAGCGTACCGGGATCGACGTGAGAGCTGTCGAACAGGGGGATGATGCATGGCACAAATTACGGCTCGGCGTCATCACCGCTTCAGAAGTTCACAACGTGATAGCAAAGCCCCGCTCAGGAAAGAAGTGGCCTGACATGAAAATGTCCTACTTCCACACCCTGCTGGCTGAGGTTTGCACCGGTGTGGCTCCGGAAGTTAATGCTAAGGCGCTGGCCTGGGGAAAACAGTACGAGAACGACGCCAGAACCCTGTTTGAATTCACTTCCGGCGTGAATGTTACTGAATCCCCGATCATCTATCGCGACGAAAGTATGCGCACCGCCTGCTCTCCCGATGGTTTATGCAGTGACGGCAACGGCCTTGAGCTGAAATGCCCGTTTACCTCCCGGGATTTCATGAAATTCCGGCTCGGTGGTTTCGAGGCCATAAAGTCGGCTTACATGGCCCAGGTGCAGTACAGCATGTGGGTGACGCGAAAAGATGCCTGGTACTTTGCCAACTATGACCCACGAATGAAGCGTGAAGGCCTGCATTATGTCGTGGTTGAGCGGGATGAAAATTACATGGCGAGTTTTGACGAGATGGTGCCGGAGTTCATCGAAAAAATGGACGAGGCACTGGCTGAAATTGGTTTTGTATTTGGGGAGCAATGGCGATGAAGCATCCTCACGATAATATCCGCGTAGGCACGATCACTTTCGTCTACTCCGTTACAAAGCGAGGCTGGGTATTTCCCGGCCTTTCTGTTATCCAAAATCCACTGAAAGCCCAGCGGCTGGCTGAGGAGATAAATAATAAACGAGGGGCTGTATGCACAAAGCATCTCCTGTTGAGTTAAGAACGAGCATTGAGATGGCACATAGCCTTGCTCAAATTGGAGTCAGGTTTGTGCCAATATCAGTAGAAACAGACGAAGAATTTCATACGTTAGCCGCATCCCTTTCACAAAAGCTGGAAATGATGGTGGCGAAAGCAGAAGCAGATGAGAGAGACCAGGTATGACAACCACTGAATGCATTCTTCTGGCAGCGGGCTTTATATTCTGTGTGCTTATGCTTGCCGACATGGGACTTGTTCAATGACACCTCAGCAGGAAAACGCCCTTCGCAGCATTGCCCGTAAGGCTAATTCTGAAATCAAAAAAGCCAGACAGCAGTTTCCGGATAAAAACGTCGATGACATTTGCCGTAGCGTACTGAAGAAGCACCGCGAAACGGTAACGCTGATGGGATTCACACCGACTCACTTAAGTCTGGCAATCGGTATGTTAAACGGCGTCTTTAAGGAACGGTGAACATGAAAAGCAAAATCATCAGGGAGCCACAGGCTCCTTTTTTATTATTCGCATTCACCCTCAAGCGTATTAACCAACAATTCAGGGATTAATGAAAGATGGCGGACATCATTGATTCAGCATCAGAAATTGAAGAATTACAGCGCAATACAGCAATAAAAATGCGTCGTCTGAACTACCAGACTATATCCGCCACTCATTGTTGCGAGTGTGGCGATCCGATAGATGAGCGGCGACGCCTGGCTGTTCGTGGATGCAGAGCTTGCGCCAGTTGCCAGCAGGATATTGAACTTATCAACAAACAGAGAGGTGTGAAGTGAACATCAACACCACGATAACGATCGATACAGCCCTGAACACCGGCCTAGCGCTCCTTGGTTATTTCTACATCATGTTCTGCAGCGGACGATGGCTGTCACTGTTGTTCATGAAAAAATGGAATAAACGCCGTAAGCAGGAGCAACGCCAAAAGGCAATAGATGCATTTTTCGAAGCCTTCGGTATTGACGGCATGGAACCAGGGGATCCAGCTCGCGCAATTAGCAGAGGGGGCGTAGTAATCCTTGTATACCGGAGTGAAGAGAAAAATGAGCAAGATTGACTATCAGGCACTGCGTGAAAAGGCAGAGAAAGCAACTAAAGGAAGCTACATCGTAGGGCATACATCTGTTAACCAGCACGGCAATTTAACAGGAGTTTTTGTTTGCCAAAAATGGAAAGGAGAACCCGGTGGCGTGATTGCGGAATGTCATGTTAACTGCCTGATTGAATCAGATGCTCAGGCTTATGCAAACGCTGAATTCATAGCAGAGGCTAACCCGGCTACCGTGCTGGCACTGCTGGATGAACAGGAAAGAAACCAGCAATACATCAAACGCCGTGACCAGGAGAACGAGGATATTGCGCTAACGGTAGGGAAGCTGCGTGTTGAGCTTGAAGCAGCAGAGAACAACCTTATTGATAGCGAATGCCATGTTGCTGAACTGGAAGAAGCACTACGCGATAAGCAGGCGTTACTTGAAGCCTCAGAAAAGCGCAACGCAAAATTACAAAGCGAGAATGCATACATCCGCAACCGGTACAAAGAACTGGACCTATTAATCGGGAAAAACATTCTGGTCATGCAGGCTGCCATTATCGAATGGCAGGCAACTGGCGACGCTAAGAGCGGACTAGCATGGATTT